TAAAATGGGAGGGTATTATTTATTTTTCAAAAGTTAAGATTATATAAAGCCTATCTAGGCTGTTATCTCCTAATTGTCTTATATCTGTTAATCGCATACCTTGCATATCAGCGATTAAAGAATTTATCTCATTCTCTATGTCCTTTACATCGTATGTAACCTCTACCTCGATTACCTTTACTATTTGCATTATTTACCTCCATTCTTTACTGACATCTTATATTTTGACATAGCTATTTTTATAAAGAATTTAAATGTATCTTCATCGTAGTGGGATACATTATATCTTTTAAATAATACAGACGAGATCTTGTCTCTTATTGCTAAATAGATTCTTTCGATACACAGATCTATATCAGACAAGTCTTCATCTACGATGTAGTCATTTATATCCACGTACATATCATACAACCCTATATCAGGGGTAGTATATTTCTCATTTAATCTTATATGAATTATACTAACTTCCTGAGAGTCTACACCATTTTGATATATCATAAACGGTAGTAATTCCTCATTCATACGTCTTCTCCAGTGTAGATCTTCGTGTGTATAAGGGATAGCGTATATTATTAATACACCTTTATTCCCATTATCATATAGGTCAGTCTTTAGAGACACGTTATCTACGTCATCTCTCTTAGCGTAGACTTTATTTAATTCATCTATATCATGTATTAGCATATCTATATATCTCATATTACTCTCCTTTCAATATAGATAGATAGTATTTTTCTAGTACTACATCGCAGAACAATTTCAATTCTTCTATGAAATCTTCTTTAAATGATAGACTATTATTCGGGAAGACGTCGCTTCTGATTACGTTAATTATATATTTATTTAATCTTCTAGAAGCTAATTTGATATCTTCACTATCATCATTCAAGAATGGTCTAATGTCTAGAAGAAATTTATCGTCTTTGTCTTCATCCCTCTTATAGTGAATGTAATAGCAATCGTGATCTTTGTTGGAAATACCTCTTTGGTAGAGTACCCTTATCCCTCTACCTTCTTCGATAGCTGTAGATTGTCTATTGTCGTTTAAATCAACTGCTAAGAAATTAAAGTAAGTTGATCTCTCGTTTCCACTATCGTCTAACTCACCCCAAACAGTGAGCTTCTTAGCATAATTTCTCTTTAATATATTTCCTTCATTATTTTCTTTCATATTATTCCACATTGCATTAATCTTTTTCATATTTGTCTCCTCCAATTATTTTTTTTTTTAGTATTGCATGTATCTTATTGGTCTTTCGACAGTAACGCTTCTGTAGTCTCTGTATATAAGCTCGTCCAATATTAAAGCTTCTACCACATAACAGCTATTACAAATTAATCCTAATAAAATACACAAAATTATCTTTTTCATTTTGTCCTCCTATATTCTATCTCCTATAGGCTTAATCCAATAATCAAGCTCATTAGGAGATTTCTTAAGCTGGCGTCTAAGTAACTTCGCCATCTTTTCCTTTGTTGAAGTATTGTAGACTTCTCCGTTTTTCAAATAGAATCTATTCTCAGGTAATAAATCTTTCCAAGTGATTACTTCGTTTAATCTGCCGAAAAAATCATCTGGAACATAGCCTTCTCTGATCAATCTATTTATCTTTCTAAGATCAGCTTTACTAAACTGACCAGAAGCTACCTTATACTCCATATCACTGAAGAATGTATGCAACATTGCTACACGTTCTCCAGCCACCGTACTCTTAGCTGTAAGTCTTAGTAACCATTCGAAATAATTTGGATACTTATTATCTCTTGGTACTATATCTCTATACCTATTCTTAATAGATTGTAACTTACTACTCTTTTTATTTTTCTTTTTTCTATAGAGTCTTAACGCAGCTCCTAACATTAGATTGTAGTTCACACAAGAAGGAAATTTATTAAATTCTTCAATTGTTGATTCTAACATATCTTTTTCTACATTAATATCTATGGTAACTCACCTACCTTTCTTTTTTAAGTTTTTTATTTATAAAAAAAGTTTTTAAGTTTAGTCTCTATTAAGGTCGCTAATCATTTAAATCACGACACATCATAATATACCCTTGCGGGTAATTATCCGTGATTTCACCTCTACTATCGGAAACTACAACAATAATAGGTAGCAGGATTAGCGTTGCCTACTTCATCGATGAAGATTTGTGCACATTCATCGAAAAGGCGTACCATATCCAATCTACTTATTTATAGGATGATATGAATAAAGTCATCCATAGACTCGTAATAAGGAGCCACATGTTACTTTGTTGTAATGTTAGTAAAGGGATTGACTAACCGATTTTATTACAGGTATTTACAGCAAAGTAGTATGCCGCCGTTAGAGGCGTTGGTGTGTTAACGGATGTTGGGAAGAGATCGGATGGACAAGACCATCTCTTCCAAAACATCCAAGAAAAGAAAATGATTCATTCATATTATATCCTACTGGAAGTATGAATATAATATGTCTTTTCTAGCTTATAATATATATCTATATTTTTCTAAGCTTTTCAAAATCATATTAAATAATAATATATAAAATAAATAGGAGGAAACGAAGAATGAGAAATCAAATAAAACCAGAAGCTAACTATGCCGACCAGTTAGAAACATTAGTGACTGATCTATACGGTCAAGATTACGCAAAAGAACTTCGTCTGAGTGACGGAAGAAAATATAAGATAGGTACTTTAATAAATAATGGTATCTTAGAATTAAGAGGATCTACAAATCCAGCTAATCCTCAACGATACGTATGGACAAGAAATAAAATGGAAGATATCTATGTTGATGAGTTATTAGGCAATGTACATCTATATAACGTATGGGAAAAAGAATACGGACATTTACCTTTCGACATACTTAAAAAGAAATTATCAGAATTCCTACAAAAGAAAGATCAACTTCTTAAAGATTTTAACATATATAAAGATAGATTAAATAAAGTACAGAAATATGAACTAATTCAAGCTTTATTATCTAAGTACATAAGAGATATCGTATTAGCGTCAGGGCATCCTGATAATCCAATGAATAAGACTAGGGAAGCTATGACTAAATATGCTGAGTTATTTATGTTCCCAGACGACGATATTAAAGTAGCTTATTGGATGATAGACGAAATCGATTGGGATATTATACCAAATGAAGAACCTAAAGCTGAGGATATGTATAATTTCCAAAAACCTGTTGACCCAGAGAATATGCCAGAATTAGGTACAGAAATAAAAGAAGATATAAATCCTAATAATCAGGATAAACCTACATACGAACAATTAGAAGATAAATTAGTAGAAATACATGGCCTCAGAACCTATGATGCGGAGAAGATAAAACGTCTAGAAGCTGAGATAGATAATCTTACAGATAAGTTAAAAGAAGCTGCTGATGGAATACTTATGGAAGAATTAATAGCAGAGAAAGATAGACGTATACGTGAGTTAGCTAAGTCATACGAAGAATCTTTATCGGAGAATAACCGTTTAAAGGAAGAGAATGATATGTTAAAAGAAAGAATTGCTCAATTAGAAAAAAAATCTAAAGAAGAAGTTAATATAGAAGAAGAAAGAAGGAATACTGAGGAAGAAAATATAAGAGGACATTACATACAGAGAATAAAAGACTTAGAAGCTGAGTTAGAAAAAGAGAGAAAAGAAAAACAAGATATACAAACGTCATATGATAATTTAAAGGTATTGTATGACACTCTATTATTAGATAAGAATAATATAGAAGAAGAAAAGAACACTATGGAAGAAGATTTCAGACAACAAAAGGAATCTTTAGAGTTAACTATAAAAGAATTGGAAAATAAAGAAAAAGATACTTCCGATTTAGATAAATTAAAAGAAGAACAGCATAGAGAAATAAATGAGTATAAAGCAGCTGCTGAAGCTACTTCTATAGAGGTGTCTAACTTAAATCAAAAGATAGGTGTATTAGAAAAAGAAAAAGAAGATTTTGATGAAAGATATAACACTCTAAAAGTTAAATACGAAGAAGCTATTAGTAATCAAGTAGATCCTGAAGTAGAACAAACTTTAAGAAACGAAATCGAGAGATTAGAAAAAGAATTAGAGTCCAATAATAATAGTAATGAAATAAATGATCTTGGAAATAAATACGAACAGGAATTACAAGAAAAAGATGAAGAAATGACACGCCTAATAAATACTAACGAAACACTAGTGAAAGACATAGAAGAGTTAAAAAGTAAGTCTATGGATCTAGATAATTATGTTACTAAAGCAGAATACGAATCGGTAAGACAAGATGCTATACAAGCAGAAAAGAAAGCTAGTATAACTTTGTCTAACTATCAACAATCTGTAAGAGATATAAGAGATCAAAAAGAAGAATACGAAAGAAAATTAGCAACATTTGCTAATAGAGTTAAATTATTAGAAGAAAGACTAATTCTATTAGAAGGAAAAAGATCTAACGAAATAGAAGAAGAATTTAATAATCAATTTTTAGGAAATGCTATATCTACTATAAATGAAGTAGAGAATATACCAGATCCTGAACCAATACAAGTAGATCAAAAGGAAGAAGAGGATATTCCAGAATCTTTAAGAGATTTCTTTAACATGTAGTATGAAGGAGGTGTAATTGTGAATACAGAGATAGGTAAAATAATTAAATATTTTATTAACTTTACTAAATTAGGAAATTATATCTATAAACCAACTGACACTAGACTTTCTAGTGTTACTTTACCTGAGTTTTTAAGAGATGCTGAACTAAAGGGTCTGCTAACAGGTATAGGTGTTACTAGGTATAGTCAACAAATAGAAATCGCTGGTATGGCTACAGATGAACATCTTAAATCATTCTTAAGCTTACCAGAAGGTAAATTAATACTTCAAAGAATATTAGAATTATCAACTGCTAACGGTAATATAAACGTAGAAGAATTATTCGACGATATCTTTAAAGAACTCAACAACTAAAACCCATTCCTTTATTTTAAGTACCTATATAGGAAAGGAGAGGTTTATAGTGACGAAAGTAAAAAGACATTATAGACTCACACTCTTTCTGTTAGCTGTAGCTGCTATGTTAATAATTCCTTGGCAAATTATAGTCAAAACAAACGAAAATTACAGGAATGATTTTATTGTGCCATGTGTAATAGAGAATACTAGATTTTTGAGAGAAGTTACAGCTGATAATAAAGAAAGAACGCTTGGTGTCGTAGAATGTACTAATAGCATATACATAGAATTTGATAATATGGGGGAATATTATAATATCGCATTAACAAAAACGCCATATTTGTACCATTTTTATGTGTATCCGTTAAACGATGGTAATAAATACCTATTTAGAAAGATAAAATCCAAAGTGGATCTTTCGGATAGAGATGTTACATTATATAAAAATAAATAAAAAAACAGGAGGACAATTGTCATGAAACAAAAAGATCTTTTTAAAATCATCGCGGATGATGTAAAGAAAAAAACAGAGGTTGAAGTACAACCTAAAGTAGTTGGAGCTGTATACGAAGCTACAGGAGAATTAATTGCTAATACTTTATTAGAAGGGGACGATAAAGCAAGATTAGAAGTACCTCATATTGGTACATTCACTACAGTATACAAAAAAGCTGTAACTAGAAATGGAAGAAACCCTCAAACAGGAGAACCTTTAGTAACTCATCAAGATGAAAGATATGTAATTAAATATAAGCCTTATAAGAAATTAGCAGAAGCTTATAATATAGAAAAACTAGCTAAAAGAAACAAAAAATAATAAATTTGCCTCTCCGTTTAGGGGAGGCTTTTTTATTCGTTCTCATAATCGAAGGAAAGGATAACAATGGAGATGAAAGATTTAGTTAATTTTTTATTTGATTATGTAGATCCTGGTAAAGGAAAGATACATCAATCATTTAATATAGACGGAGCTATAAATAAAGCTGAAGATGATTTCTACGTTACTATGGATTTATCTGAAGAATATAAGGGTAAACTCCATAGAGCTATTGTCGGTAATTTCTATGTACTACAAATGAAGATAAAAAATAGAAGATTCTATGAGTTCTGCTCTTTCTACGGAGATCCTTCTTTCTTAATAACAGATGAGGTGATACTGGATCAGAAGATAGTAGACGGAAATGTTGCTTTAATTACTCCTAGTCCTTATTCTGTAGTAGAAGAAGGCTTTACTAGGGAATCTTTCCAGTTATTCATAGAATCTATGTATCAAAAAAATAAAGTGTCCCAGAAATCTATGGAAGAAACTACAGCACTGATAGACAGAATGGATCACATTGTAGGATACTTTATATATCGTGATATGAATAAAGAAACACAAATACTTGATCTTACTGATAAAGTATACTCTTTTAGTGAGAATAAAGAAAGAGTATTTATTAAGCATATAATAAAAGATGAATATAGTGATAATTTCTTATGTGTAGGATACCATATCGAAGAAACTGAGATTGATGGTAAAATACATAAAAAAAGAATAATGCATAACTTCGTGATTGATCAATCTTATAATATAGTAAAAAATATATCTAAAAATATAAGTGAACTTTTAGGACATAATGATTTTACTATTACGTCTACCAATTATGATATATTCGCTATTAATCTAACGAAAGAAAATAAGACACATGTATATTCTCATACATATAATAGAATACTTAATACTTTTGACTACCCAGGTGTTGATATAGTAAATATATTAGGAACTGATCCTAAGAAATATGGAATACAAAGCTTAATACTTCTATATTATTATAACATGGTAAAAAATGAAGATTTATTAATGTTTGCTAAATTAGTACCTGATAGTCAAGATTCTGTAGGACAATTCTTTAATATACCAAATGAAGATAGACGCATAATCAAACACATCAAAGGGACTGATATACTTTATACTGTAGTAGAAACGAATGAAGAAGATAAGCCTTATTTATTTACTATAATGTATATAGATGAGAAGTCTAATGAACTTGTAGCTGAGTATATTAAGACGTCTAGTGTACCTGTTACTATATGGGTGTCTAAAGAGACTGGTGTCATTACTTTCTTATACAGAACAGAAAATATCAATCAGATCGTACATTTCTGGAAAGATTACGGTACTACATATAAATATAGCCATATAGATCTAAAAGTAGAACCGTTGTTAGAAGATAAAGAATCTGTATATGAAGGATTAGAAAGACTTAAGAAACATTTATTAGAAACTAACCCTGATAAACTAGCGATGGACGAATGGGAGATAATGCATTACTTTGTAGATATATCTTATAAAGGAATTAAGAATAGTGATCTTATCACATCTACGTTAACAGATCCTGACCCTACGATAGAATCAGATTATTATGTTAATGTAAATACTGGAGAAGTAAACACTGACATGGCTAAATTATTTACCTCTATTCATGGTAACTTTATGGACTTCCTATTAGTTGATGGATCAATAAAACATCGACTAAGACGTATAGCTAACTTCGATATTCAGAAATGGNTTAAAGAAAAAGAAGAAGATGATGCTTGGTTAATGGAACAATTAAAGAACCAGAACAAAAATTAATTGAAGTTATATATTATATCTCCGAGAAAGGAGGAAAAGATATATAAACCACTAGTCGACGAGTGGTGAAACTAAAAATTAATTTATTAGAAACGGAGGAATACTCATGAGTAACAACATTGTAATGAATGGGAATAACCCATTTGAAATTTTTAACTATAAGAACTTAGGTAGTGTTCGTACTAAATTAGACGAACATGGAAACCCATGGTTTTGTTTAAGTGATGTATGTAGTATACTAGGGATAGCAAACAACAGGAATGTAGTTTCTAGACTATTAGAAAAGGGTGTCCGTAGTATGGACACCCTTACACCTGGCGGAATGCAGAGCTTAGTTTTCGTAGATGAGCCTAATCTTTATAAAGTTATAATGGGGTCCAGAAAAGCTGAAGCTCAAGAATTTCAGAACTGGATTTGCTACGAAGTAATCCCTATGATCAGAAGGACTGGTGCTTATATGACACCAGAAACCTTTCTACAATTACAGCAAGATCCTAGTTTCGTTCGTACTTTAGCAGAGAATTATATAACTGCTTACGACCAAGTACAATATCTGCAAAACAAGGTTGACGAACTTCAACCAGCAGCTGACAAGTTCTATGAATGGTTAAACGATACTGAACCGAGAACGATCAGAGCGGCTTCTCATACAATAGCTATAAAAGGAATGGGATTGATCAACCTATTCAGATACTTCAGAAAACATGGTTTTGTTGATAATAAAAATATAGCTTATAAGAAATATGAAGATCAAGGATTATTCTATGTACGTCATTATAAAGAACCTTGGAATTCTACAAATAAGCCTTATAGAGCTCAAACTATGATTACTAATAAAGGAATCGATTATTTTAGATATAGATTATTGAGCGAAGGTTATCAAAGTTTAGATTTTGATGGAGAAGCAGAACCTGTAATATCAGAACCATTGACAATGCAAGAAGCTATAGCAAGATTCTCACCTAATAACAGATTAAATTAATGTGTAATTACATATTTGCCCTGAGATTATTTCTCAGGGTATTTTTTTAAAAACAAATTTAAAGGAGGAACAAAATATGGCAGACAAAATGAACATAGTAACAACAGAAGCTGAAAAAATCATTAGATGGGGTAAGGAACCTCAAGACAGACAAAGATTCAGACTAATGTACTTCAACGATGCTTATTGTTTTGAAATAACAAAAGCTGATAATGAAGGTAAATTCAAATCTAAAGATGCTAAATCTATAGCAGTTTACTTTAGTAATATTAGACCTATAGAATTTGCTAATACTTTCCATGAATTGTATAATAGAATTAAAAGAATAAACGATGGAGAAAAGATACCTAAAGAAGATAATCATATAATCCATCATAATGGAAAAAATAATAACATCAAAGATGCTACACAAAAGATCACATTTAATATCTACTCTAACGACAAAGAAGATAGAAAAGGAGCGTGGTCTGGTTATATTAGAATAGATAAGAAATCTAAAGATTCTGATAAAGACGAAAATGCTATATTCTTCTTTGGAGGGGCAAGACATCTATACAGAGCTTCTGACAATAAAGAAGCAACCGATTACGATGTATTTGCTTTCTTACAAACTTTAGAAGAAATAATGAGATCATGCGGTGCTAAAACAAATCTTTCTAGACACGAACATTTAAGAAGATGGCTAGAAGGAGAAAAGGAAGCTAAAGAAGGAAATTCTCAAGGATCTGAATCTAAAAATAATAAAAAGAAATATGATAAAGACTCAGACGATGACGAGTGGCCATTCTAAATAAATTACCCTCCTAATCAAGAGGGTATTTTTTTTTTTTCTGAAAGGAGGAAGATTAAATGTATGTAAGTTTTGACTTAGATGGTTATGAGAGTTCTACTATGCCTTCTATAAACGATAGGATGATGTATATCGATCAGATGAGTAGGTCAGGACCTTATACAACCAATATAGCCGGTCCTACGTCTTATATTGATCCTGATAAAGGATCTATGTATGGTAGAAAGGTAGAAAAGGAAATAACTGCTATAGCTAGATTTATATTAGATATAGATAAAGAAATAAGAGAAACAAAAAGAAGGATAGATTATTTCGCTGATAGTGGAGGACGTAATGGTCAAAGAGAAACAGAAATGCGGAATGTTTCGTTGCAATTATATAAAACTAAATTAGACGCCATTAAATCTAAAGCAGCTTTAGAAAGAGAGATAGATAAAGCTAGAAAAGAAGATATTAAACTTTATAAAGACGTTAATGGAAGCGTACCTGCTAATACACAAATATTACCTGATACTATTAGTAGCGATAGTTCCTTTATGTCTAATTTGTTAGGTAACGGAGTAGACAATTTCTTTAATTCTACTATACCGTCAGCTGTACCGTCTAACAGTGCTCCTCAACTAACACAAAATATACCTACCCCACAACCTATGAGTGCACCAGAGCCTGTAGCTGCCACTAAACCTAAGGAGTCTCTTTGACAAACCAGATATACTAAATGAAATAAAAAATAAATCAGTACCTGAACCATCTCCCGTAACACAAGAAACACCAAACCCAGAACCTACGATACTGAACGGGAGAAGGGTAGTAAATGTTATTAAAAATGCTCTAGGACAAGAGATACCTATATACGAAGATGGTCCTGAAGACTTCTTAGAAAATGCTAAAACATATTCTAATGCTAAATTATCGTATGAGAATATAGAGATAGGAAAGAATCCTAATATAAAGAAAGTATTTAAGTTTAATAGAGAAAGAAATGAAGGTTGGGTAGTCAACTACGATTTCGAAAAGAAAGAGGAAGTTAAGAAAGGTTCTGTCGTAGGAGTGGAGCAATTGTATCCTTTTAATATAGATTACAACAATGGAGTAGTAACGACTAAATTAAGAGAGAATTATCCTTTAATGATGACAGATGAAATACCGTCTGAAGAAATACAAAATATATACGCTACACTTAAGAAAATTGAAAACGAAAAACAACAGGATTAATATAGTAGGTAATCAAATTTGGTACATTTGTATGACCTCCTAACTTATAATATGGATTTCCTGAATGTTTTTTTTGGCATGATTGAGATCCTCCTCTAATTTATTTATGTTTGGAGCTACCTTATCCCCATAGGGTAGCTCTTAATTATTAACTTTATTTTCCATTTTTTTAACCTTCTATTGAATTTATATTATTATCGACATAAAAATGCCTCCCATTTAAGGGAGGCTCTTTATGTCGTTTATCTAATATCCCATTTAACTTTATAACCAAACCTTTGAGAATCTGGGTCATACTTTAATGGTAAACTTAACTTCTCTATAACGGTTGTATTCGTTATAGAAGATATATTCATACTAATTAATTGCTTATCTTCTGACTGTCCGTTTATTCCTTTAAATTGAATAAATTGAATGTCATTAGGATAAGAATCTTTAATATATTTTTGTAAATTAGATATATGGAATTCATCGTATTTCATAAATTTAATATTATCTAAGAATTCCCATACTGTTGTATTTAATTGATCTTCTGTTACTGTTGCTCCTAATTTCTTTTCTATTATAAAATGCATATTCAACATAACGTTGTTTAATTCCGTACTAGTTAGTCCTATAGTATAATTCTTACTATACCCATATGTATTAGCAAATTTAATACTATAAGAGAATTCTCCTTGGAATTTAGCTAGCTTCTTTTCTATAGCATATGTTGATTTAATAGCATCTCTAAATATTGTTTTATGATCCTTATAGAAATCATATTCTACTAAAGGATAATGGAACATCTTAATCGTAGATGCATCTACTACATTATGCTGTATTTTATGATCCTTACTTCTATTCTTAGTTAACCAACAATCGAAAGTAAATTTATTAACGATACCAGGTTCACTTTCTAATAAATCACTTATAGGATCTTTCTTAGTAGGCATTTCTATTTCTATAGATCCCTTAAGATTCTCTACATCAACCCATACTTGTGTTTCCGTACTAGGTTTGTCTATCAGTATTTGATCATTTTGTATTTTAGTAATAGTCTTATCTTTAATCAAAGTCAAAGAATATTCGTAATACTTATCATCAGAATCTACTCTATCTATATAAGAATCCATTTTACATCTTTCCTTATAAACTTCTTGTCCTTTCTGATTATATAACACAAAGTATACTTTCATAAAGCTCAAATCTATAGGTACGTCAGGATGAGCCGGATCTATTCTAAAGAATTTTTCTTTAGGTCTAGTTCTAGTTAAAGTGTCCCTTACTTGTAAAGTAATTTTTAATTCTGAATTATAATCATCTTTATCTATTCTTACCCAGTTACATAGATAAGAATAAGGTACTTTACTATTAAGTAAGCTATATTGTGTTCTAAATTCTTCATGTATATAAGGATCGTATAATCTTACTATATTTCTAGCTTGATCAAAACTAACTATAAAGGGATTCCTATACTTTAAGTATTCATTACCTAATCCAGCTAAAGCAGTTTCTTCTTTTATCTCTCCTTCAAATTTATCATTAGTCGCAACACATGTAGGTTTTAGCATATATATTTGGCTACCAGGATTGATTTCTTCACCATCTCTTTTATAATTCCAAGGTAGATTTAATGTATTAGTAGGTACTAAATAAGTAGAACTATAATTCTGAAATTTAAGTATAGTATAAATATTAAATAATTTAAGTATGTCATTTCTATACTTAATTACACTATACTCATTTAAGTAAGTTGACTTATTTAATTCTACAGATAAGTCATTTTCTATCACTATACTGTCTCTGGTAGATTTCTTAGCAATTACTTCTTTTCTAAGAACTTCTATACTTTTGGTAAATGACTCTCCACCAGCACTTAAGTTATCATTCATTAGTATAACAGTTATACCTAAAGATTTCTCTTCTCTTTGTATAAATCTTATAGAAGATCCTTGGTTAGTAGCGTATTGGAAATTACCCCTACTTCCTTTAGTGACGTATAAAGTAATGAATAACTTATCACCAACTAACGGTCTAAATCCTCCGTCTTGTGATTTATGTATTAACGTAAACGAATTAACTGAGTCGTGGTGCATAAATATACTATCTTCTCCACCTCTACTATTTTCGAAATACATTTTCTTTTTAAGTAATTTATAAGGATTAGTAGCGTCTAATCTCTCTGTCTTATAAACTACGTCCATTCCTGCTATTTCGTCTGTATTGACTGATGATTGTACTCTATAAAACCCATAGTCTCTGTGAGTAAATTCTTTCTCTTTTATTTCTCTTACGTACTGCTTAAGGTCTACGTATAAATTATAGTACCAACCATCTTCTTCCCTAACCCTTACTGCTAATATACCAGGATTTATTAAATCTGATATAGTGTTAATCTGACCTTCCATTAAGTACTTAGCTGTAAGATATTTATCGTTATTTACTCCTGTCTCTAATCTTATTTCTATATCGAAATCTAGTGAGTATATAAAGTTACCTACCGTTACGTAATTATATTTACTTAAAGTATAGTATCTTACGTCTCCACTTCCTTTAGCATATTTAAGGAAACTACTCTCAGGAATTACTAAACACATCTTCATAACTGCTGGAGTACTATACACCGGATCTATACCAACTTCTCTAGCGTGTTTATATATACTATTTAATTTTGTAGCGGTTAGTACGTTAGCTTCTTTTATAGCTTGATTACTTTTATATAGAATCATATCGTTCGTATTAGTTAAAGCGAATGCGTTTATCCCAAGCATTCTAATGGCCGATACGTCACTAGATTCCATACCAAACATTCTATAGAGTGTTAATAAATATTGCATGTAATCCGTATTAGCTACAAAATTATTATACTCTGCCATTTATATCCTCCTTCCATTATTTTCTACTTCCTCTTACCCAGTTAGTAAACATACTTATAGCATTTTTATAAAAAGCACTATTACTTCCGCTATTCATAAATTCACCGTACCTATTATTAGCACTAGTCCATTTACCTCTAGATATGTCATTATAACCTCTTCCTCCATGCTGTGCTTTCCACGCCATGAAGTCTGGGTTAAACTTAGTCTCATTCCCCCACAATCCAGGATTACTACTACTGTCATAACTATACGACCATCTATAAGGAGTCATACTATCTTCTGTCATATCGTCGTATTTAGGATGTAATCTTTCCCAGTTTTTAAAAGCAGCTTTATTTTCGTCTATATCTATCTGCCATAAAGTAGTATTATTTTTTCTACTACTTCTATCGTAATTTGGGTCATGTTCTGGTCTATAAAACGAACCAGGACCTTTAGCAGTACCCACGTCTTTAGACGCAAATAATAACACGTAATTAATTACACCACTCTCAGTAGCGTTAAGTCCTATTCCTACTAATTCTGCCCATTTGTCTTCCAAAGAGAATCTATACGGATAATCTTTTTTCGTAGTATGAGCATATGGCAAAATACCAGAATGTAGCCAGTACCCATTATTTTGTTTATACATATATTTATGAGCACCTTCATTATTAGGTATATTTATTCTAGTAGCAAAGTTTGTTGTTCTATTAAATATTTCCGCTATCCTATGAGCATCAGGTTTCATCATATAAGAAGCATGCCATCTATAAGCGAATGGTCCGTTTAATTGAGTAGCATCTTTAGCAGTTGCTTCGTAGTTAATCAATTGAGTATTAACACTTTTAGGAAAACAAGCTCCTAGCATTCCCATACTCATTATATTATGAACTTCGTCTAAAGTAAATATAAATATATTAACAGCATAATCAATTACATTATTAGCTATATAGACATTTCTCTTTGTTATAGATCCATTCTTTACTCCTTCTATATACTCTGTCCATATTTGAATTAACGTAGCAACATCTCTATCTCTATTATCTAAGAAATCTATGTCGATAGATTGCTCATTTAATGATTCAAAGAAATCTCCCCCATAAGAGAAATATTGCCCTTTACTGTTAGCAGCAGCTTTAACCGTTGATAATTCTATATCTGGTACATTACATGTATTACAAGTATTACTTAATAAATAAAGTAATCCTCCTCCTACTTTAGCACTCATACCGTCTATAGACGATTGTAATGATCTAGCAACTCCTATATTCTTCATAATTTTCATATACAGGTCAGGACAGTTATTTACTATATCAGGATTGATAGTACCTTTATTATCTATGAATATATTAAGATCAGGTCTACTAAAGAATATATATTGCTTACCAAAGTTTACTTGTTCTGTGTATTGTATTACTCTATTGATATTTAATCTATTAATAAGTAACGCCTTTGATTTAAGTCTATCTTTAGTAATCCCATGTGTATTTAATACATCTTCTAAATCCCAAGCTTTATACTCAGGACCAGGATTATGTACTTTACCTCCTGGACCACTTTTCCTTTGTCTATTTAAAGGCATATTAACAGAGTATTTCCAATTCTCATGTGCTACTCCATTAAATTTCTTACTTCTATCTTTCTCTACATAACGAGTAAGACCTCTACCGTCTTTGGCATTCCTTCTTACTGTTTTACTATCATCTATTAAACCGTCTGTAGGAATCTGAGTAGTATAGACCCATCCTTCTGACATTTTCCCTGTCTTAGGATCTCTAGTTTTAACATATGACAATCCATTTTGATTATTAGATCCAGCAGCAAATCCAGCAATTGTCCTGTCTCGATCTAATGGTCTATTCTTATCATAATTTGCAGTACCGTATACTCTGTTTACTCCATTATTTGTGTGTCTTGTAATAAATTTCTTAACAGAATTAACATAACTTAAATCAGGAGTATTACTAACTTTTCTACCTAACTGAGGTCCGTAGCTTCTATCAGGATTATTTCCAAATCCACCTCCACCACTAGGATTAAATATATATTGTCCTATAGTCTCTAATCCTTTACCAGCCTTTCTAGTAATGTCTCCTAATACACCACCTATACCATTCCTATCATTTCTAGTAACAGTCACGTCACTATAGCCACTACCTATATTAGAAGGTACAGGAGTAGGAAATCCTCTTTTAGGTATATCTCTTAAAGAAAATCTAGGCATACACCTTCACCTCCTATACGTAGTACAGAGCGTATTCAAACTCTAATTGTGTTTCGTTTATAGGCCATGTAGTAAAGTTAATCTTATGTGTACATATAATGTCTCTATAAGTCTGATGCACTGCTCCACCTACTTGTACTTCACAAGGTCTTCCAGCAAATAGCATAATACTATTTAAAGTACATCCTTGAGTGCTTCCTGTTTTATATCCCCAGAAAGGTAATACTTCATTAGCTTCTATTTTAAAGTTATAAACTACTCTACTCATTACTTCAGCATTACCGTGGTATGATGTATCGGGATTGTCCGGTAATATCTGATTATTCACATTTATATTATTAAATTTAGGAGTAGCTTTCTTCAAGTAATATTGAGCATATCCGTCATTTGTCTTATGCCTAAAAGCATATTTATTAAAATTATCAGCTACTACTTCTAATCCTGTATTAATAGAATTAAAAGCGTGTAATTTAGTAATATCATATCCTTTAGTATGTCTTTTAACTGGGTATATGATCTCTCCATGTGCTCCATCATTTCCTATACCGAATCCAAATATCTTTCTAGTATTTCCAAGATACTTACTAACCGTATCTAGGTTCATCCCACTCTCACTATCCAGATTTCCTATTGCTGTCATATCGCTATCAGATAATCCTTCGAAAGTATTAAAGATCATATTTTGAGTACCGCCTATAACGGAACTATTTGTCCCTAAGAATTTATAGAGTACTCTACCATCTTTATTCGTTATTTTTTGATGAACGATTGATACTTGTTTAGCACCGTTTGCTATCTTCTTTTTAAAAGCTTCAAAAGCTTCTTCTGTATGAAAAGTAGACTTGTCGAACATTTCTATTTCTCCACAGTAATCTGTTAAATTTATCATCTATTTATCCTCCTTGAATTAATTATTTCCTATTAAATGTAAATCACGAGTAATTGGGTGAACAAAATAAAGAGCTTCTTTACATCTTTGTATATCTTCTAGTGATATAAGATCCTTTAATATCCTTAATACCTCATTAGGATTCATGATATACAATAAAGCAAAAGTAACTTGTTCCCAATCTTTTAATTTAAGTATCACTTTTAATTTCTCCACTACTCTCATACCTTCAGATAAATTAACTAAGCTATAGCTAATATCTCCTTTGTATAAATCTTGTGTATATGATTTATAGAAGTCTAATATATCTTCTAAATACTTAATCAAATCGAAGTCTGAAAATAACGTTTGTGTAGTGTCTAATATATTACTTAAATTCTCATTTTTTATTCTATCTATATTCTCTCTAATTAAATTGATTACATTACCTATTTCTTGTCCATATTTCTCTTGTATTTCTTCTTTAGTTCCAGTATTAAGCTCATTTATCCTACTCATTAATTTAATACTATTCGGACTACTATTAGCTAAATATTCTTCTAGATTAGTTTTATGGTTATACATCTCAGGCATTTTCTCACTATAAGTAATACTTCTAATTGTATAATCTATCATTTTCCAATCTTCTGCTTTAGAAACAAATTTCTGTAATTCTTTTAATCTCTTTACTATATTATAATTATTCTCGAAAGCTCCTATAGCGTCACTTAAAGAATACTTTCTTCCTTCTACTACTTCTATTAAATCGTCTATGTCGTTTTTATGCTGAGGATGGTATTTAAAATATTCCTTATAGACTAATTTGATTCTTTTATAATCTATATTAGCTTTCATACCATACATAAATAATACAGCTTGTAAATTATCCGGTATATCAGGAGTAATTTCTAATTTTCTATATACTAGTATCTGCAACATAGTAATCAATTCAAATAAAGTAGCATTATAGTCAGCTGTGTCTAAATAAAGTCTAAGATTAGAAAAATGTTTTTTATGTTCTATTACATATCTTATAAAATGAGATGCTTGATAACTATAAGTAATTAAATCTACTTTATTATTTAATCCTATATACTTACTTTCTGTATAAGTAAAATCCATAGCTTTAATCTCATCTTCTAAGTTATTACCTTCGTAACCCCATTTAGGATCGTTATCGGCTACACTTTTGAATGGTATAAGATTTTCTTCTTTTTGTATATAAGGATAAGGATCGTCTGCGTTTAAAGGGGCTTTAACGTAGAACAATTCGTATTTGTCTTTAGGACTAGCACTATGGTCTACTCCATCACCCTTATTCTTTAATCTTTTGTATAAGAAATACTTAAATACACTAATCTCATCAAACATCTTAGAAATGTCATTAAATACGTCCTTACTACCTTTTTTCATAGTTAACGAATTTAATCTACTAGCTATTTTCTCTAAGTAACTAGTAGAGAAATTAAACTTAGGTAAAGAATAAGATTCGAATAAATCGTATATATACTTCTCATCTATAGTCTGACTATCTAGTTGATCTCTTGGTATATAAGCATTTGTATTAGCTATAGCAGACATAATTAAATGAACACAAACTAAAGGCTCGTAAAATTCGTATTGTTGAGCATCTCCTTCATGGTAATAATTTATCATATAATTATTTCTTACTTCTCTATAATGGTCTATAAACCTTCTTAAAGCATTATTGTAAGTATCTGCGTGTATTATATCTAGATTATCTGCTAATCTAGCATTTACTATAGATATATCCTTATCCAAGTATTTTAAATAATCGTACCCTCTTTCGGTATATTCTACTTTTAACTTAGCTAACTCTCCACTACTAGATAAGGCTTTTCTTTCTAATTTATTAAACTCATGCACTGGTTTATTTATATCTACTCCGTATATAATCGTATCTTTAGGAAGATAAACAAAAAATTCTTGATTTGGTACTAATGTCCCTTCCTTACCTATCATAGGAGGTAAACCTAGAAGCATTCTATAATAGGAATTATATTCTACGTAATTAGCTAATACTTGATTTCTTTTATAATTGAGTAATTGATTGATTTTATCTTCTGATAAATTATTATATATAGCATCCTTACTGAAAATCATTTGGTTTAATACGTAAGGATCATTAGTAAATCTAGCTAAATCATCTACTGTAAAATCATAAGAAGCTATAGTATCTGTACCATTAAAAGCATCTCTAAATTCTACGAAATTATCTCTAGCACTATAACCATAATTCTCTTTTATATATTTATCTAAAGCATCTGCTAATACTGATCTTTTTATTACGACATTTTCTACCACGTCTTTTAATTCTAACATTTTCTTCCTCCTTTCTTAATAAGAATATTTGTCTTTTATATTGTTTAAAAATATACGGGTTTCGTTCTGGTTAAGCCGATGGGAACGATTTTCCTTATAAAAAAACTAAATAAAAGAGAGGATGATTCTATATGAATTTTAATATTGATTTAAATGTAATTATATTAATTTTACCTGTATATATTTACTTATTTATATCTTTAACAAAAAAAGAAAAGAAAAATGAATTGACAGAAGAGTTAGTTAAGCTTTTAATAGAGAAACATACAACAGAAGCTCAGAAGCCTATAGAGAAAAATGTAGAGAAAGTAAAGGAAGATGTGAAAGTACTTGATAAAAAAATAGATACTGTTGAGAGTAATTTGAAAGTAGATATTTCTAAATTAGATTTAACTATAGGAGCTAAAATAGAGCAATCTATAGCAGAGTCTATACAATTAAGATCTTATTTAAATACTGTAGAGAAAGCAGAAATGGATAGACAATTGATAGAAGATAACGCTCGTAGATTACTTGATTTCCCAGCTTTAGAAGCTAGAATAAAAGATGTAATAGATTCTATATTAAAAGTATATTTCGATACGAATTATATATTTAATGATAAATACGTTAAGATGGATGGTACACGTACTTTACCTCCTATAACAGAAGAAACTAAGACAAATGATCTTAAGAATATACATCAAGAATTCTTAAAGGTAATAAATAAGAAATTAATATACCGTGATTTAGGAATGATATACGATATGACTCAAGATGAGACAGAAATGTTCTTAGTAGAGAAATATATAATACCAGCTTATGCTGATAAACTATACGACCTTGTAGAGAATTGGCAAGCACATCAAGAAAGAAGCCAACTAGATCGTGCTGACGAATTAGACAAGAAAAGAAAAAGAGCTGAAGAAAATGCTGCTAGAGAAGCTTATAAGAAATCAGAAGTAGGTATTTTAGAATCAGCTATAGACGAATTAATAAATCAATGAGACGAATAGAAAGGAGCATTTGTTAAATGATAATCAAAGCTTTAAATGAAGATAAGATGATTAAAGGAAAATCTTGTCTAGAAGTAATAAATCATCATTTAGAAGGTCCTGGTAGTTTATTTGATCCTAATATATTTGGGACAGGAGAAGATAAAAAGTATAAATTTGGATATATAAAATTAAATGGTCATTTTATAAGACCATCGGTATATCTTGTTGCTAGACGTCTTTTCCGTGAACTACCTTCGATTGTAGACGGATCTTCTAAATTTACGATTGATAAATCTGGTGACCTTGTTTTAGACAACGTTAACGGGAATACTGGATTAAAATGGTTTTACGATAATTTCGATAAAATCAAAATTAAGAAATTACAAGATACTGAAGGAAATAAATTACAAACACAGTTGATGAAAAAGTCTTTCTATAATTTAAAAAGAGATGAGTTTTTTATAGACAAAGTAATGGTAATGCCATTACACTACCGAGATATTAATACAGAAAAGAATTCTGTTAAAATAGACGAGTTAAATCAATATTATATGGATTTAATAAAAGCTGCTAATTTTAAGAAAAGACAAAATCCTTTATTAGACTCCACATTCGGAGATATTAAAATACAAGGATTGATTGTTAATATATTTGAATATATAGCTAATGGGACATTTGGTAAAACAGGATTACAAAGAAAAGGTGTTATGGGGAAAGTAATAGATAATTCTATACGTATAGTAATCGTAGCACCTGAAGTGAGACCAAAAGATACTATAGGGAAAACACGTTACTCTCTTGATAACGTATCGGTGCCACTGCATCACTTTATCAATAGTCACCCAGTACAGGCTATATCAGCTACTAGGTCTGTATTACAATCTTTTTTAAATTACGGATTCTTCCAATCATATGACCAAGAAGAATTTGATAACTTTTTCTCGGATGATTATTTAAAGGATATAATAAAGAATTTTGATCATTCTCAAAATGAAAGAATATCTTTATTGAAGGATGAATTTGGTAATACAGTTAAAATGTATTTTGAATTTAAGCCAGAAGACGGAGGATCAGTTAAGAAAGAAGAAAGAGAGTTAACTTGGACAGATGTGTTCGTTATGGCTTGTTCTTTATTCTCAGCTGATTGTAGAGCATTGATTACGCGTTATCCTATAACAGGATCTAAATCTATTATGCCTACTAAATTAAATATAAAAGTCTTCAATGACGATGAAGGAGATGTAAAAATCTTCCTTAAAAAAGGAGATAGACAACCACTATACGAATTTAAGGATTACCCTGACATATCTAAATATTTAAAGAACAGATCTCACTTAGACAGAGTATTCTGTGAGACAATGCAGCTATCAAATTTAATCCTTAAAGAATTTACGGCGGACTTCGATAAATACGTAAAATTATCTTAATATAGTATAATATAAGGGTATTATAAAAATAAAATAGAATCGGTAATAAAATGAGTAGATCATGACTGGAATAAATGAACTAGTATTTAATATTAAATATTAGGAGGTATTCTATATGAATTATATTATCGACCAATTAAAATTATTCCCATTAGACTTGGGTCATCTATACGACACCAAGGGAGTATATTACTGTAGTGAAGCAGGGGATATTTATTCTAGGAAAGGAGTAGACGAGTTCTATAAATTAACCGCTAATCCGAATCAGAGTGGATATCTTAGAGTAAAATTATATTATTGGCAAGGTAACGAAAAAATGACTAGCGTTTTCTATAATCATCGTTTGGTTTTGGAATCTTGGGTTAGATATAAAAATCCAGGGATATTCCATTATCTTGATTTTTCACTCTACACAGTAGATCATATAGACGGTGATAAAAATAATAATTCTGTAACCAACTTAAGATTCATGACAAGTTTCGACAACATAAGACAAAGAAAAGCTATATATCTAAATTGGGAAGAAGACGTTAAAGATAAGATTTGTCAATTGTATTTCGTCGACAAAGGGTTGACGAATGATATAGCAAAGAAAATGAAACGTGGAACCGCTGGTGTAAGCTCTCTATTGAGATCAGAATATGCAGAACAATGGTGCGAGAATAAAGGTGTAGAGTACTATATAAGACCACCTAAAGGTGGTAGAGGCAGAATTACTCGAGATATGAATCATTATCGTACTGATTGTACAGTTAGTCTAGAACAAAAAAACAAAGCCTACGAATTATATTTTAAAGATGAATTGCCAGTATATAAAGTAGCTAAAGAAGTACATGTAAGATCAACTACAGTTTCTGAATGGTTAACTAAAGATGACGCAAGAAGATGGTGTGAGAAAAATAATATCCTATATTTTTTAAGATAAAAATCTGTCGAAGTAAAACCACGAGAATTGCTGGAAACTCCTTAGAGTCTTAATAACTACAACATAATCCGAAAGGATAAGTGTGAATGTATGAGAATATTAAGAATTGGACAATCAGCCGCCGAGCCTCTAAATTCTATAAGAACATGAGGAAGGCTCAACGACTAGGCAATTAATTATTTTATAGAATAATTAATATAGTACTGTAACCACTAAAACGCATGTGGCATCTCTTAATAGACGAGATGAGGAAGCACGTGGCATATATAGTCTTATATAAAGGTAAAATTCTATGTATGAAGATATAGTCTGACGTTACGCGAAAGCATAATGAAAGTATATTATCGGGAGATAAAATGTCTATTAAAACTATTTATACGAAAGAAGGTAGAATTGCAGCTGATAAGATACTGTCTAAGCCAATATCTCTTTTATCTATAGATGGTCGTAATACCAGAACAATTGGTACAGAAGGAGTACAGTCTCTTTATAATTTAACCGTAGCTAAAAATGGGGTTAAAGCTAGTAAAGAAAATAAAAATTTAAGTAAAGAATTAAAAAAGTTTTTTACTAAAGATGAATACACACTTAGTGAGATAGTTGATTTAATTGATCCTTACCCTGTAGACGAAGTAGTACAATGGAAAGGTAAATTTACTACATTAGGAAGAGTGATATTCAATGAAGTGGTATTTTCTGGAATAAAAAATCACCAATTCATAAATGAAACAATTGACTCTAAAAATCTAAGTAAAATAATGAATAACTATGCTGGGAAATTAGTAGCTCATGAAATTAGTGTTGACGATTATAAAAAAATATTGAACAGACACCATGATCTAGCATTCGGTATAGCAGAAATTGTATGTGCATCTTTAAGTAGACATATGTTGATAGATCATGACGAAGTTTTTGAATCTAAAAGAAATGAGTTATTACAAAAATACAAAAGTGGTATAGAGAAAAATGATATAGCAGCGATGCAGGCTTTTGAAGATGAGTTAATAGCTTTCTCTAAAGAATATTATAAAAATGACCCTATGATTGATTTATATAATAGTGGAGCAGGTGGTTCATGGAAAACTAACTTTAAGAGTTTAAAAGTGTCGTTAGGTGCTATACCAGATCCTGGTGTTGGTACAACCTTAGTTACTCGTTCTTTAAAAGAAGGACTTGATAATAAAGATATAATGCCTGCGGCTAACTTACAAAGATTTGGTGCATTTATGCGTGCTCAAGCAACAGCTGATGGTGGATATATAGTTAAACGTATGAACGCTGCTTTCCAAAGCGTTATTGGAATACAAGGAGATTGTGGAAGTAAGCTATACTTAGACACGATTGATTATGATAGAAATGATTTGTTATATAGATATATAAAGGTAAGTGGAAAAGAAATACTAGTAACACCCGATATAGTTGATAAGTATGTAGGTAAACCAGTACAAAAAAGAAGTCCTATGTTCTGTAAACAAAAAGGCGCTTACTGTAGTCACTGTATGGGAGAATTGAGTTTTATACTGAAAGAACAAGGTGTAGTTAATATAGGCTTAGACGTTAGTAACGTAGGAAGTACAATACTAAACGCATTTATGAAAGCTACACATGATATGGGAGCTAAAATATTTAAAATAGATGATTTCGATAACTTTATCGAAAAATAAAAAAAAAAAGAAATAACTAAAATATATAACCACTAATTTGGTTACATTTAAGTGTTTTTTTTTTCATTATTTTTACCCTTTCGATTAAAAACGGACATAAGGAACCCTCCCACTTGGGGAGGGCTTTTTATCTCGTTCTCTAAAACCCTAAGGTTTTTTCTATAAGGTCAACTTTATCGAAGGATTTATCTTCTAGATTCTCTAACTTCTCGATTGTTTTATCGATGTTATCTAATGCAGTCTCTAATCTTGCGAAATGTTTATCCATATTTTTTATATTGGCATCTAGTATACCCTCTAAATTTTTATATTCTTTCAGATAATCATCTAGTACAGCTAATTCACCTTCTACTTTATTGTGTTTATCCTCTTTTGTAAGTTCTTGGTGTAATATTTCATATGATTTTCTTTTTTCTATCAGAGCTCTCTTCACGGTCTCTGCACTATTCTTCAGATCCAGGTAATACGCTTTTATCGGACTCAACTATACCATCTCCTTTACTTTTATTTAATTCAGCCGTAAAGTGTAGCATTAAAGCTCTTATTCTATTATCGAAAGATAACGATCTATCTTCTAATACATCTTTACATAATTTAGTAACTCTTTCTATTTTATCTTCTTCTCTTTCTATTAAATAAGTCCATACTAATTGAGATATAGTAATAGTGATGTGCGTTAATTCATCATTCGCTTCGTCATCTAAATCATATATATCATACTTAGTAGTACAATCAAATAAATCATTATGTAATAAAGATAACATATCTCCTTTTATTTTTTCTACGTTGTCTGTGTCATATGTTAATAATCTGTGTCTTAAGATTAGATCGTTCCCGTCTTCATCCTTACCTTTTACGAGCATATAACCTAAAGAAATACCATCTACATTTGTTTCTCCATATTTTAAGATGAAACTGAGATGTTGGTATTCTCCCTTCGTCAATTGGACAGTCTCCTGTCTGATTCTTGTTCTAAATTGATTATTTAAATAATTACTCATAATATTTACCTCCATATATTTTTATATTTATTTATTAACTCACCAAATAAATCTAGAGACTCTGCTTCTTTTTTAGTAAATAACCCATTATAATGCGTTAAACTATCGAAGTCTATGGTTTCTGGAATTGTTCTGTATATTTCTTGGACCAAAGTATATTCGATCGTCTTATTTAATCCTTTGTATTTCTTAAGTATATACTTTAACTTCTCTCTTCGTCTATTCAAAATACCTCTATGACTAGTTAATTTAGTCATATTATGGGTACTGTCATATTTCTTTCTTACTCCTCTTGTCATATTGCCATCACTTCACTATTTGTCCAAAAGACGGAATATGTCCTATGACCATCCCTGGGATATCTATTAATTTATTATAGCTATTTTCATCTATAATTCTTTCATCATCTATATCGTTTATATCGTATTCTAAATCACCTAAGAAATATTGATTATCAACTGATATACTAGCTGACAGGCTATAGAATAAATAAGATTTACTACTATTAGTCATATCAGAATCTATATATTTAGTGATATCATGAATCTGACAAGTATACCCGTCTTCGTCACCAGTAATATGGTTAGTATCTCTGTAATTTCTAATACGTATTACCTGTGGTGATATTTTTTCTTCGTCTATGTAAATAGGCTTCGTTACGAAGAAAGTATCTACATAGTCAAATCCATTATGCCTATTACCCATGAAATGTAGTTCTTCTTTTTCTAATTTCTGATATATAGCAAATCCTTCATTCATAGCGTCTAACAAAGATATTTCTCCTAATGATGTCTTAGGAGTATAGGTTATATTATCAGAATTTATTAATCTCTTTAAAAACACACTATTCATTTATTTTCTCCTTTCTAAAAAGGGAGGTATTCCTCCCAGCCTAATTCTGGTATCTCATTAAGAGACATTTCGTTTATTGTTATCTTTCCAGCTGATTTGTTTGGTTCTGATAAACTCATTAAAGCATCAACTAAATATACACTAAATACATCCATAGATTCTTTGCTTACTTCAGTTAGTGCTTCATTTATTCTAGTTAAGGATATTCCTGTATCTCTTGTTAATTCTCCTTGAGATATAAGTTTCTTAACTACGAAACCTTTAGTGATCGTAAAAATTGATTTCTTTTCTTTTTTATTATCCTCAGGCTTCAGCAAGTAAAGTCCTATTTGTATATCATATTTATTTGAATCTAAAGATATTACTTTTTCTAATATATACCCTTCTGGTAAGTCAGGTTTCTTTCTTATAATATTTAACACGATTTATTCCTCCTAAAAATTATTTTTAATTACTAAATATTTTCTTACAGATATATATTTGCTTTTTAACAAACGAATGCCAGCTTTCTTCTATTTTATGGTATTCTTTAATTCTTTGTATATCTTCTAAATCATCGACCAATTTGATTTCTTTAATTGATTTGTCAGGGTTTAAAGGATGATTTAATCTTCTTAAAATACATTCTTCTATATCGTATTCCCAACTATAAACACCATGAACCGATTTCAGAATATATCCGTCAAAATACCATCCTGTACGTTTATAATCGTCTACAAAGAATTTTATTACGTTAAATATAGCATAGAATTTTCCATTTAAATTCTGGTTGAGTAATCTAAATAACTTTTTAGAAGAGTCCTTCTCTATGTTAAGTAAATCTTTTCTTTTCCATAGATGACCAGTACCTATCCCTACATCGTTTCTTCTAATTATAAATGTATCATTTATACCTTCAAATCCGTAAGCTCTATCTTCGGCAAAGTCGTTGTAAGGTTTATTCTCGTTTAAATCATACACTGCTTGGAATTCAACTACGATTGGTTGTTGTTGTCTAGCATTAGTAAGTCCTATTTGCATATAGATTTGATTTAGATCAGGTTTAAAAAAGTATAATCTAGGCTTCTCTAAAGCTTTTCCCATAATTTTCTCCATGTCTTTTTCACCGCCTCTATTATATTATTAGATTTTACTATTCCTTTTATTGGTTTATCCTTTGATCCTAAGAATATTTTTAGTTTCTCCCTTAATCCTCCTATATTATTTAAAAATCCATCTGGAACTATAGAATTTTCTTTAGAAGTTATACCTATTATTAAAGGAGTATTTTCTACACTACTTTCTTCTGGTATTCTTAAATAATTAGTATCTCCTATATTATAAGAATATTTCCATACTCCTTCACCTTCTATGGTAAGATTACTTACATCTGTCATTTTCCAGATCATTTTTTCTTCTCCTATATAATTAAGAACTCCTCTTAAGAATGCCTCTTCTTCTGGTCTGAAGAGCTGTACGAATAATCTTAATCTATCGATAATTTCTTCTAACACATCAGGATAGACATCTTCTAATATATCAGACAAATTTCTTTCTCTAGTACGATTCAATCCGTATGCATTTTTGTACATTCTAAAAGCTATCTCTGGACTTGGTGAAAAGATAAAGAAATGATGCACTAAATCACTTATAGAGTTATAACTATACGACTTCCCTAATTCATCTATAAATGAATGAATATCATCTAAGTCTATTTTTATCGGAAACCATTCTCGGTGTTCTATATTATAATATGTAGCCACAACAATCCTAACAGTACCGTCAGGAAATATAACGTCTACTAAAGGATGATCGTAGACATTAAATCTTAAGCCACTTCTATAATCGTTAGTCGTCACTGTCATCGCCTCCTATTATTATATCACCTTGTACAATAGCACTAGGACCATTTGTTTTAACTCCGTTATAAACTATACTTCCTTTGTCCTTTTCAAAGTAGTAATTTATAGGAGCAAATGCTTTAAAATCGTCTACAGATTCTTTAATACAAGCTAGTATTATATTATCTACTAATTCATTAGTATTTATAGGAAGAGCACCGTATAAAGTGTCTTCTGCACCTGATACTAATTTATGTAACTTATTGAACGATTCTAAATTAGGTGTCAATCTAGCAGAGATTCTAGTAATTATTTTATCGTCGAATTCTTTTTCTATATTAACGAAAAATTCTTTATCGTCGTCTTTATATAAAACTATTCTTAAAACATCACCTCCATCGGTCTTATTTCTAAATGATACCGTACCTATTTCTTTTCTTTCTTTTTCCATAATTTATTCCTCCTTATATTATATTTATTTTGAATCATTAAGATAATATATAATTTCATTTAATTAGACAAAAAAAAAAGAATCCCCTTTTATTGGGGACCTTTTTTTTTTTAATATTCGTCATCTTCGTCCTTACTAACAGCAGTACTACTATTTAGGGATTCTTTCCATTCCATCCCTTCTAGTAACTTTCTAATTAGAAGGGAAAGATCTTTAGATAGTCTTTCTCCGTAAAACGCCTCTGTTGTTACAAAGCCTATTCTCGCGGCCTTCATGATTCTTATTTCGAATTCCTCCTTTCTAACGGAGAAATCTTCGAGATCTTCTGGCTCAGCGATAGCCTTAGTTTTGTCCTTAGATCCATATCCACGTTGATATAGATCAGCTTTTGTGATGTGTGGGTTACCTTGGTCGTCTTTCTGAACAAGGAGTTCTAGTTTAGAATAGACCTCCTCGTTTTCGTATGTAAAAATGAAGAATGGGGACTTACAACCGAGTCCTCCATCTTCAATTTTTGTAAGTTTGTAATCTAGGAATTGGATTACCTCGTCTGGGTTAACCGGACTTTGCATACCTGCGTACTCATCCTCTTCTTCGATGACCTCCTCTATTACTTCTTCTTCATCGTCCTCATAAACTTCGTCTTCTGGATCCACTTCAGGACAAGGATAGAAGAAGTTAACTTTAAATTCTTGATCCGATAACGCGTCTATTGTGTCATCTCTTATGATGAAGTCCTTTGCCCCAGACGCCATATTGAAAATATCTAGGACAACTTTATCTACTGTATTAGAGTCGATATTCCAGTCTAATTCTTTAAGACATATATCGATCCATTTTCGTAGATCGTTATGTCCTAAATTCGACACAAATATTTCTCCTCCTATACGGAAGAATTCCTTCTCACCGTCGACAGATCCGTATAAGCAGATAAAATCTACCCAAACTCTATCTCCGTAGGAATTTAAATTTACAACTAATTTATCGTTCCCGTATTCAAAAAGGCTTATATGTAAAGCCCCTTTAAAGTTTAAATCTAAATAAAGTCCATTTTTTACTACATTTCTCATAGTTTTTCACCATCTCCCGAGATTTCTTTCTCGGGATCCTTTCTTTTTTTTTTTATTGTTTGATTTTGTTTTTGAATACCTTTGAACTGGTCTTGTTCTTGGCATTCATATATATAATATATAATTATAAATA